AACGCCAATGACTATTACTTCTTAAATCTCTACCTCTTTGCCAATATTTCATAATCAATTTTTTTAGTTAATAATTATTCCCACACACCATCCTCATCATCATCTTGATGAGGATCATCACTATCTCCATCTTTGTATGGGCTCATACTTTCTATTTTATTTTCCTCTTCTTCTTCTTCTTCTAATCTTCTTTCTTCTTCTTCTTTTTCTATTATATCCTTTGCTGTTTGGCTCATATCATTAAATGCTGACATTACTTCTTGAGATGTATTTTTTTTATCTGCAATAGCTGTAGTATCTTTAAAAGCATCATAGCATATCTCACTTAAAGCAAGTTTTAATGAAGCACTCATTGATATCTCTGCTAAAGCTGTACGAAGTTCATTCATTAGTACTACAGACTTAAGTTTATATGAACTCATATTAGCCATAATTGTAATTTCTTTAACAATAGTCTCTAAAAATGTTCCTGTATAAGGATCATTATCTCCTCTAACAACACCAGCTAAAGATGTAATATTAGTTCTAACTATGCTTTCTCTTTTGCTTTCAAGTTTAGTAGCTACTTCACTTAATTTGCTAGGACATAATAATTCACAAGTTTTCATAATAGTTTCTACATCCTCTGTATGTTCAAATATTAATTTAACTGCTTTAGCAATAAGAGGAATATATGAACAAGTACGATCAGAAAGATTAGAATAAACTACATCTACAAATTTATTTAGATGCTTCTCTTCTATTTTAACTTGATTTATTTCGTTTAAACTAGGTAAATTAACTGTAAGTTCTTTAGAAACTAAACCTTTTTTAATTAATTCTCTCATTTTGTCAGTTCCAATTCTTTCTATTCGTGAAGTAAATACAAATCTATCCCAAAATGGATTGTCTATTTCATCTTCTGTAATAGTATTACAAGAACCACTAAAAATATCCCAATTACATTTTTTGATTTCGTCTCCATAAAATAATGCACGTTCACGCATTACAGATAATAAAGTATTTCTTACACCAGAAGTACCTTTATCTACTTCATTAATAAGAATAAAATTAGAATTAGCTATAGGAGCGTCTATTTTATACTCTTTATCTTCTAATAAAGATTTCATATTAACACGTCCTTTAATTTCTGAAGTTTTAGTTCCTTCATCTAATTCAATAATAAAAGTATTATCTTTAACTTCATTAAAGTTGTATTGATATTTTGCTGCAGCATAATCTAACAATGCTTGAGTTTTTCCTACTCCAGGTTCACCTAATAATAATACAGGTAGTTTGGTAGCCTCGCCTAAGGCTAAAATGTTAAATAGTTCTTCTTTTCCAACTAATTTCGTTTTAATTTTTCTTTGAATCATTTTTTTGTTATAATTATAAATTTTTAATTTGGGCTCTCAATAGGTTCAAACACATCTAAATCAGCATATCCTTTTTCATAGATATCCATAGGAAGTTCCCATATATTATTTTCTCTGTGTTTTAATAAACTTTCAGTTAAACTAATATATCCTTTTACTTCTCTACCTGATTTTAAAGTGCCTCCCCATCTACCTACATTAATATCATTTTCAGTAGTTTGATATATAATAGGTAAGTGATTACATGTTGTTTCTATTACGATAAATATAGGAAATAAAATTTTATATCCTTCATGCTGAGCAAAATCTGTAGACATTGCCCACTGATGTGCAGCATCATAATAAAATGCAGCTTGTCTATAATATGCATATTTAACAAAACTTAATGGAAAGTTAAATACACTTCTACCAGTAGTTTTAAGATCAACTACTTGAATTGTTTTTACAACATGATCAACAACAATTTTGTCAAGAATACTAAGAGCATCTACTTCTGTAATACCATCATGAACTAGCATTTGCCATTCAATTTTAATTTGATTATAAGCTTCTTGTAAAGGATTATCTTTTTCAGGTAAGTATTTTCTACATCTCACATCTGACTTTAATAATTGCTCCATACCTTTTGCTTGATCAAATTCATCTTGACTTAATATTGTTTTATCTTTGTTGTTTAGTCTAAATATAACATAATTTTGTAAATCAGGATCATTAAACTTTTTCTCTACCACGGGAAATTTAAGTTTAAATCCTGACTCTTTATATGCTATATTCATGGCTCGAGCTATATCACCTGTATCAGCCATTTCTTTTAAATATGTTTCTACAAATACTTCCATCATACCACCAGGTGGAGGTATATGTGAAACAGCAAACCGTTCATCAAATGATTCAGGTTCGGTAATAAGGCAATCAAAAGCACTGCCTTTTCTAAAATAATCAGTATCTTCTTCTTCTAACTGTTTTAATACATGTCTCTTATACATAAGAGGACTGTATTCAAACAAATTAAGAGAAGAGAAACTAATAGGTTTTGTTTTTAAAATATCATTCATTGTTAATCTCTTATTAATTGTAAATTAAATACTAGTTTTCTATCTTTAGAAGGAATAAAAGTTATTTGACCTGCACTTCTTACATATTTTACACTATCATCAGGAATTTTTCCTAATTCTACTGTTGTATCTAAAAACCATTTAGTCCATAACCATTGATTATCCACATCCCATCTTGCATCTTTATCTTCTTTATACATTTCTACCCATACCCTTATATGATACCCTTCAGGGATTTCAATTACTGGTAAAGGATTTATAAATTGTTTAAGATATTCATGAACCCATTTAGCAACTTTTGCTCTTACTGCATAATGTAATGTACCATCATAAATTCTTTGACCATTTATTACCCAAAAACGAGGTTTACCAGCAGTCAAAGGATTAGCAAGAACTCTAGTTCCTAAATCGTCTACAAGATGTTTACTTTTCCATCTATATTTTCCTGATCTAAGGCCTTTTTCATATTTAACAGGTAATGAATTTCCTTGTTTATAATATTTTGCCCTTCTTCTTTTTGTTACAGGTACCTTATCTTCATAATTAGGTACTATTACTTTCCATACTTTATTTACCATACTATAATTTTATTTAAAAGTTTTAAAGTTTTGGTTTTTCCCATTACTTTATAATAATCTGTAATGTCTTTATAATCCACATAAGGTATAAAAACTATCTTACTATCAAGATATGTATTTAACATATATGCACCTTTTCTGCCTGCATCATCTAGATCAAACAATATATAAATATGGTTAAATCTAGAAGTTATATCTTTTACAATATCTTCTGCCATATAAGTAGTTTCAGATTGTGGGGCAATTGCATTATATCCTAATGCGTGTAAACACATTACATCTTTTAGTGCTTTAGTAATAATTAATGTATTACCTGATTTAGGTAATTGATTTAAGCCTTGTATATCACGACTAGTAATATTAGACATCCATTTAAAATTACCTTTTTTAGCTTCAGGTCTATATACTTTAATAGCATTACTAAATTTGTAACAGTAAATAGGATTATTATAAAAATACCTAAGAACTAATACTTTATTTAAAAATACATACTTAGCACTATATACATCATATTTTTTTAGTATATCTTTAGTTATACCATACTGATGCCAATATTCTAAATCTTGAGGAGTAAAATGCTGAGGTTTAAATTGTATTAAATTACTTTTCTTTATAATTTTTGCTTTAAATCCAGTATATCTTACTACATCTTTTTCAGAATGTTGATTACTTCCGTCTTGGTATCCTAAACCAAGCTTCATATTATTATTTATTCTTATTAATGTTTCTACAAATCCAAGATTATAAAGATTCATTACTAAATCAAAACAACTTCCTTGAATGCCATTAAAATCTTTAAATTTCAATTGGTTGTATCTATTATAATATAAAGCAAAAGACGGATTATTATCTTTTCTTAACGGACTGTTATAAGTTCTCCCTATTTCAAAGTCAAAACCAAGATAATATCTCATAATCTCTTCTTCTGAAGAAACTGTTAAGATATTATCTTTAGTTAAAGCTTTGTAGTCCTGTATTGTACTTAAGTTATACATGACTTTCAATTAATTATTTAAAATGGTAGTTGAGATTCATCTGTACCGCCAGCTTCTGCAGCTACAGCTTCACTAGTCTTTTCCATTTTATCGTAATTTTTATTGATTTTTAATCCACTAGGAGTAGTACTCATACTTTCAATGAAAGGACAATAATTAGGTAATGAACTATAGTCATTATAATTGTAAACAACTTTAATTCTAACCTTTTTACCTGCGCCTTTACCTGTTAATGCAGTAACTATAGCACCACACAAATCATCAAAAGATTGCGCTTTAATAACAAACTGATCTTCAGGAATAAACTTAGTACCAATATGTTTTATACGCATAAGCATATTCTTAACTTTTCTTGCAACTGCTTCATCATTAGATTCACCTGGACGAGGCGTTACTCTTTCAGGATCAGTATCCCATTCAGCATGAGTAAGAACTTCGTTAGTACTATTTACAAAAGTAAATTCTAAATAGCTTCTGCCATTACTTGCTACTTTTTTTGTAACTCCTGTCATCTCACAATCATCGTGAAGACCAGGTTCCATGTAAGAAACGCCACTCGTTTCTTTAATTGTTAATGTGTTATCAATGTTAAATGTCATTTTTTTTATTTTTTATTATTAAAACCATTCTTGTTCGCCATCTGTATCTTTTACATCTGGGTTTGGTAATTCTTCAAGTACCTCAGCATCAACATGCTCAACTTTATCTTCTTCAACTGCTTCCACAATATCTTCTTCTTGGGGAAGAGGAGAAGTAGAAGTTGTATAAACCTTAAAGAATTTATATCCAGGATATTCATCTATAGATGTATATATATCTGATACATGTAATTCTACTGGTATTTTTTCTTCAAGTTTTAAATATGATCTTAGATCACGAACATGTGGTATATTAGTAAGATAACCTTGACGATTGACTGCCACGCCATCATTGTCTTCAGCTCTATAAATAACTACATCTTCATTTGAATCTTCTGGATAACCAAATCCAATTTTATTAAAATCTTTATTAAGTTGTAATTTAGAAATTAATACAGGAGATAATCTCATTTTTCCTTTACCTTGTAAAGTAATACATAAATCATCTCCATAAGTGTTAAGTCTTTCGACTCGTTTTCCTCTTAGTTTCATTTTTTTTTATTTAATTATAATATTCATTTACTTTTTCAATAACTGCTTTAATATCATTAGGTATTTTCAACGAATCAAACATTCCTTTAGGAGTTTTACCTGTTGTTGTACCATCAGATTGAGTTAAAAATGTATGTTCTATTTTATTATCAGCATTTACAGATACATCTGTAAATAAAACAATAGTAAACATACCTTCCATTGTAATTATATTATCTACTAATTTACCCACAGTTTTAAACTTAAGTCGTCTATTACCAGATAAATCTGTAGATTGTTCAGCATGACCAATCATCACAAACGTAATACCATCACGCATATTCTTACCAGCATTAGCTACTTCCCATGCATGTAAGCCAATATCAGTAAATTTTTCAAAACCACGTTCATTAGCTCTACGCATATACTCATTAGCCATTACATACTGAAAATCATCTACAATTACAGTTTTAATATGAGGCATATTTTCATTTATATGCTTCATAGTTTTAACAATTGTAGAAGATTGATCACTTTCCAGGTAATTACCTTTAGGATTATCTCTATCAATTGCTACATATTTACCTTTCCAACCACGAAAAGGCATAGGTTTTTTTGCCACATTAAATATAAATGTAGATTTAGGGTCTAAATGTTCTAGACTAGTGGATTTACCTGAACCACTTTCTCCGATTATTAAAATTTCTTGTGCCATTATTTTATTTGTTTATTATTACATACTACTACATCTCCAACTATTATATCTTCCTCACCATATTTATACAATTTGGTAGCTTTTGTATTTATTGATTTGTTTTGAAGTTTACCTTCTTCATCTAAGATTATTAATCTACCATCTCTAGTTGCAACAAGTTCTATCAATCTACAATTCAATATCTTATATAGTTCTTGAAGTTTAAAATTTGAACCATTTTCAGGTTCAATCTCTATTATTTCACCAGTGTGTTTTATTAATTTTGCCATATTTATATATTAAAATTTATTTTACCAGGTTCATAATATTCATCTATTCTATTAAATTTAAGATTATCTACCATACTTATAACAAGGCCACTCTCGCCATCACGATTCTTAATTAAATGCCAATATACCATTGCTTGTTGTGAATTTAATGGATTTACTATTGGTAAATTATTAGAACCATAAGTTTGTAAATTTAACATATAAGGTTTATGTGATATAAGTACATAATCAGAGCCATGAAATACAGCGTCACTACCAAATATATCTTTCTTCATTGGATAGTGAATCATAGGATTAGACATTCTATCTGCTGATTCTATTTCTCTATTAAGTTGACTTAATGCTACAAATATACATTTCATTTGTTTTTTAGCATACATAAACATTTTATAAAGTTTAGATAAAAGTTCTCTCTCGCTTTGTCTTTGATTACCTTTAGTTAATAAGGTATGATCTAGAAAAATAACAGTTCCAACATCATCACCTTTCAATTCTTGTTGCTCAGCATGAAATTTTCTAATTGTATCATAAATTTCTTCTACAGTACCAGGAATATCTACATAATATATATCATATTTACCAGACATATAGCTAGCTATTTCTTTTGCTCTATCATAATCTGTATCAGATAAAGGAACAACTGCAGAATATAATTCACTCACAGTTTTAGTTACTTTAGAGGAAATTTTTCTACCTATTTGTTTCATAGCTAGCATTTCAAAATTAAAAGATAATACAGAAAAACTTTCTTCAGGATTAGAATCAAATAAACTTGTTTCTAATTCATTTGCAATAGATGATTTACCACATCCTGACATACCAGCTATAGTAAATATAGTATTCCAATCTATACCACCCATACTGACTTTATCAAATTTATCCCAACGAGTCTTTAAAGAAGATAGCTTACCACTTCTACGTTCTTCTATATATTCTAAAATTTCATCAGTCGGACCAGAAATATGTCTATATTCTAAAGCCCTAATTGGATTATATGAGTCTTCCGCCATAATTTACATTTTTTTTATTATT